GTCGGCTCGAGCGTCGGCGTCTCGGTCGGCTCGGGCTCAGTGATCTCGGTCGGCGTGGGCGAGGGGCACACCTCGATGGTGCCGAGCGGGTTGACGCACTGGGCGTGCAGCAGCAGCGCCAGGCCCATCATCAGGGCCAGCATTTGCTCCTACTCCTCGGAATCCTGACGACGGCGACCGCCGCGTCGCCAGCCCTGCGGCACGCCCGTGAACCAGCTGCCCAACACGACACCGCACACCAGCGCGATGCCCGCCCCGTACTCAGGATGCGTCAGCACCAGCAGCACAGAGGCGCCCAGCACGGTCAGCGTGACGAGCACCTGGCAGATCAGCCGCGTGACCGTGACCGACGCGGCCTCGTGCCACTCATCAGGCGACTCGCTCATCAGGTCACGCTAGAGCAAGCGTGCGACCGCCAACGCCGCGATCAGACCGAAGACCACCGTGGCACTCATGGGCAGCACGCCGACCAGGCCCAGGATGGCCAGGATCAGCACCAGCAGCGCGATCAGCCAGCCGATAGTGATCGCATAGTTACCGACAGTCGTTATCTGCATAGTCTCCCCAATGCGCGTCTCACGCTCGCGACTCCACGTAGATCACCGACACCGGCCCGAGCGCGTTGAACTGGCTGCGGCTGAGGTTGTCCCATACGCCTAGGTAGCCCGGTGCGCTGTTGGCCACCCAGATATCGCTGCCACTCGTGCCGCGTAGCCCCATGAAGTGGTACATCCCGATCGGGTTAATGCAGCCGGTGTTGGTCCGGGCGATGGCGTAGGCCTCGTCGAACGTGACGTAGGCCTGCCTGGCTACCAGGCCGTAGCTGGCCAGGCAGTCGATGACGCACTGCGGACTCATGCAGCCGTACGTCTCGTTGACGCAGCTCGGGTAGCCCATCCTTTCGCCGACGGCCTGGCGCGCGTCGTAGATGTCCGCGTCCTGATAGGCCGTGGCCGAGGCCTGCAACACCCACGTACAACTGCACACCGAGCAGGTCCACGAATACGCCTGGCTGGGGCAGAACCAGTTCGGGTCCCAGCTCACGCTTTTGGGTCGTCAGCGTCCTCCGATTCCAGCACGGGTGGATCTGGCGTGAGCGTGCCCTGCAGGCCTGGGTCGAGCGCGTACAGGAAGGCCTCGACGCTGCCGGCGCCCACCCAGTGGCCCTCGACCGCGGCCTTGAGCGCCTGGGTGAACAGCCCCTGCTGTTGCTGGAGCTGGGTGATCTGGGCGGCCTGGTCATCCGAGTACGGACTGGTGTCGGTCATGAGGGTGGCTCGTACGTATAGGCGTTGACGATCGGCACCGCCTCCGGCGGCAGGTCGATCGGCACCCCGTTTTCATCCTGGGTGTAGAGCAGCGTGCCCGCCGGCAGCGGCGTGCTGATGTCCGTCGAGGGCAGATGCATGGGATCGAGCGGAACCGGCGGGCCCCAAATTGTGAGACCACCGGGCAGCGGGATGCCGGCAGCCTCGATCTGCGCCTGAAGCTGGCCGGGCAGGATGACCCTGCCGCCAACATCCATGCCCACGCCTGGGGGGAGCGTCATCGCTTGTACTCCGTGACCGCGATATAGCTGCTGAGCCCGGCTTCCAGCGTCAGTGTGCCGGTCTGATTGAACGTGATGCCGAACGTCTGACTGCCCGCACCCGGCGCGTTGAACCAGAAGCTGACGGCAAAGACGAACGGCAATCCAGCAACTGCCGGAGTCGCAATTCGCAGGTAAGCCTGCGGGCTGCCGTTGAACGAGTAGCCGAGATAGTTCGCCTGGTTCGCGACCGAGTGGTTGAAAGTAGCGTAGATGTCAATGCGCGTCAGCACCCCCAGGCACGTCATCGTTAGCTGCGACGGACCGATGACCTGCCAGCCGGTTGCGGTGCTGCTGTAGACGCTGCTTAGTTGCACGGTTTGAAAGCTGTGGATGACGGCATTGGCGAGATCCGCGGTCTGGATCGAGCCGTCTTGAATCTTGCTCGAATCGACCGCGTTGGCCGCGAGCATGGCGTTGGTGATCGGCGGAATCGCCGACGCTGGCAGGATCAGCCCCTTGCCGCTCGAGTGATCGTGCCCGTCAACCGCCAGCGCGAGCGTCTGGACGTCTTCTTTCTTGAACAGGTCGGTTGCGGCGTTTGCCATCGGATACTGGAGCGGACCAGTGAAGTTGACCGAGTTAGTTCGAGCCATCGTTACTCCCTTCCTACGGCGAGCCGATCCACTGCACCGCCTTGATCGCCAGCGAGCCTCGCCACTGGCGCCCTACTTCGTCGAACGACTGCGACACCGCGTAGTCGGTGAAGCTCAGGTCCTCGACCGTCTCGTCAGGCAGCGTGCAGCTCACCGCGCCAGGGTTGTCGACTGCGGCCTCCACGATGCGCTTGATCTCCTGGCGCCCGATGCGCAGCGGCACGCCGTCGCGGCGCACCAGACCGTCCGAGCACAGGATGTCGACCTGCAGGGTCATGAACCGCTGCGGCCGCAGCGCGTGGCCGATCGAAAACGCCGACACCAGCGGCGACACGGTGTTGACGGTATTGACGAGGTGGATGCGGAAGGCGGCCAGCACCGCGGCCGTGCTGGTCGGAAACGGCATCTGCTCGTACACCGCCGAGTTGAAGACGCCACCAAGCGTCGTCCACGCGCTCGCCGCCGGGTCCAGCTTGTACTCGACCGTCACGTAGTTCTGGCTATCCAGCGTGCCAGTGACCGACCCGTGTCGCAGGCTCTTGCGCGAGGCGTGGTACCCGCCGTGCCACAGTGGCAGGTCGACCCAACTGTCACCCACGCTGAAGCGATACGCGGTACACGCCGCCGGATTCGGGACGCAGGGATTGATCATGTAGCCGATCGTGCCGTCGGAAAAGCCCAGGTAGGTCCGCGTGTGGCCCGCGGGCGCCCCGATGCTCGAGACGAACAGGCTCTGGATTGCGCGGTTGACGAATGGGACGGACAGCGATCCGTTCCACGCGTCGACGTGGATCGCATCCAGGTTGGCGGCCTGCGACGTCAAGGACGACGACGTGAACGTGGCCTGGCTGACCCACGAGCCGAACTTCATCAGATAGCCCGTCAGCGTGTCGGGGTTGAGGATCGCCGCGTAGGCGAACATCGTGCCGACCGCGGCGAAGGCGGTAATGCGCCCCCTGACCGGAGAGTTGTTGTTGACCAGCTTCTCGGTGCCGATCTCCTCCATCGACAGGTCCGGCAGGATGCGGATGAACTGCCTGCCGTAGCTGACATAGACCGCGTTCTCGAACTGGCCCCAGAACCTGCCGTTGTTGGCGTCGGTGGCGAACTTCAGGAACGGAAACAGCGCGTGGTCCTCGCCGGCGGCGTCGAGGGTGTAAACGCCGTCGGTCTTCAGAATCAGCAGCGTGCCCGCCGCGGTGACCGCCAGCGAGGTGATGATCGAGCTCTTGTCGCCGGCGCGGAAGATCAGGCTGGTGTAGTTGGCCTCGACGGTCGGGTCGGCGTTCGTGTCGCATTTTCTCAAGCGGTTCGTGTCGTCCGCCCACCAGAACTCGCGGCCGATGACCGCGAAACCGAGCGACGAGAACGTCGCCATCGGCGTCCACGTGGTGCCGTTGCTGGAGTGCTGCGCCACGCCGCTCGAGAGCGCCACGAAGACACGCTGCACGCCGTCGAAATTGGACGTGAACACGCTCACGTTCAGCACCGCCACGCCCGCGCCGAAGTCCTTGACGTTGGTCCAGGCCGCGTCGCCGTCGCGGCGCAGGATGTAGCGGCCCTGCGCGCAGTACACGCTCACGCCGAGCTCGAAGAAGGTCCGCACGCCGGCGGTCGCGTCACTGGAGCTCGGGGTGAACAGCGTGATCTCGGGCCCCTTGCACCACGGCCAGACCGATAGATCCACGCCCTGCGCGGCGTAGTAGCGCGCGTCCTGCCAGCGCTCCTGGACCTGCATGCCCATGCCCAGCACGAGGCTCTCGTACGGCTCCTCACGATCGCTGGTCGGCGACGCGCCGCCGTAGCTGAAGTCCGGCGGCGCCACCTGGCTGATGTCCTGCGTCTTGGACGACACGAGCTGCGGCGCACCCGGCTTCGCCGAGCCGAGCATCAGCCCGTCGTCGCCGATCTTGAAGTGGTACGGAAACGGCGAGCGCTTGGCGCTGAAGATGCTCACCGGAACACCGGCCCGAAGCGGCGCGCGCGGCGAAACGTGAGCGTCGGAGCCACCGCGGTGAAGTGCTGGTGCGTCCGATCGTTGAACCAGGCCGCAGCCTGGACCTGGTCGCGGATCAGGCGTTGATTAGCCGCGGGCTCCAGCAGGTGTCCGAAGCGTCGCCAGCCGACCAGCAGCGCGGAGCTCACCGCCCAATCGCGCTCGATCGGCGCCTCGTCCGTCTCGCCGAACAGACCGCTCTGCTCGCCGTACGTGCCGCCCGCAACACGGCAGTGGTCGTAGGCGCGCTTGTAGCAGCGCAGGTAGATCGTGTCGCCGTCGTTGAAGGTACGCCCTTCGGTGTTGAAGTAGAACGTGGCGCCGTCGCGCTCGATCGCGCCGTACACCGTGCGTTCGAACGGGTCGCTCAGGTTGCGGTCGTCGCCGGCGGCCAGCACCCCAGCCTGACGGACGTGGTTGGGGTCCTGAAGCCAGGGGGCGATCAGGCTCATGTCATGCCGCGAGGCGCCCGGGGTCGGGACGCATTCGACGTCGACGACCAGCCAGCACTGTTTCAACCCGTCGTTGATCAACTGGTGCATGGTCGGCACGTCCCACGGTCCGAGAATCTCGAAGCGCTCGCCGATGCCGCTGATGCCGGTGCCTTCCATGTTCTCGTAGGTCAGTAGCAGGTCCTCGAAATCGCCGTACGTGTGCGCCTCGAGCTGCCCATACGTGGTCGCGCCTACGGTCGAAATCGGCGCGTTGGTCCAGGGCAGGTCAGGCGTGAGCGTGCCCGTCGGCGGATCGTAGGACAGCACGAAGCGGTGCTTGTCCTGCTCCCACGTCGCGCTCGGGCGGTACAGCGGTCGATCGCGGTACAGGTCGCTCTGTCCGATCGAGGACATGATCGGATAGTTGGAGCACACCAGCTTGGTGGTGTCCGAGCCCGACGTGGCGCGCACGTCGTAACTCTCCGGACCGACGAAAGGCCCGGACTCAACCGCCAGATTGCGTCGGTACTCGGCTAACGACGGCATGCCTTAGCTCGCGATCACCTCGGGGACGTCGTCGACCTGACCGTTGGGCGAGGGCTCGAGCTCGGCCAGGCGTTGCTCGAGTCGCGCCATCTGGCCGCGCGCAGGCCGACCCGTTGGACCTTGAGGTCCGATCCAGGGTGGCGGAACGCTCGGATCGAGCGGCGGCACCGGCTGTAGCGGCGGAGCCTGGACGTTGGGCGGGTACAGCGGCGGCGCGGCCATGCTAGTTGCCGTACTTCAGATCTTCGAGCGCGTCAGTCGCGGCCGCCTTCATCAGGTCGTCGGGCAGCGTCAGCTTGATGACCGTGCCGTCATCCTTCCGCACGCTGATGATCAGCCGCCCGGTGTGCACCCACGTGCCCTCGGTGCGCTGGTCGTTGCTCAGTCCGTTGGTGGTAAAGGACTGTGTCATCTCTCTCCCTCGTCGGACTGAACGTCGACGACCGGTCGGCCACGGCGCTTGATGACGATGGACGCGCGCTCACCACCCTGCGACTCGCGGTTGTTGCGCCGCGATACAGCGGCTTCAACTTGCTTGTAGACGCGCGCGTAGTCAGCTTCGCTCTCGAGCCCGACCTCGCGCATGGCGCGCTCCTTCGGCCAGCCGAGCCATTCCTCGCCGTCGACCACGTCTGGCGTCCTGGCGTCGCCGTGGCGGTCGCCATCCAGACAGTACCCGTCGCGCTCGACACGCACGATCTGCTCGCGTGCCAGCAGCGCAATGGCGTGCTCGACCTCCTCCTGGCTCTGGCAGTAGCGGAAGCCCTGGTCAATCAGCGAGATACGGTAGAAGCCCGTCCCGAACGTACAGTCGCGACGGTGAACCGTGGTGACGAGCAGTTCGGGGTCAGGCACTCCACTCCTCTCGGTGCCCATGAACATGCGCCTCAACGGCACGCGCCGCGGCAATCCACGCGTCCTGCAGACCACCGGTCAATCCGTCCCACTGTGGCAGCGTCTCTCCCGACACCAGGCTGACGCCGCCAGTCTGGGTGCAGTAGGCGTCGTACGCCAGCTTGCCGAGCGTGTCGTCCGCCGCTGCACTGGTCACGCCGAAGGCGGCTCCGGTGGTATCGGTCCTGGCGGAACCGGTTCCGGCGTCGGCTCAGGATCGGGCTGTGGGGGCGGCGGAGTGGGATCGGGAGTTTCGCGCATAGCGCCTCCTAGAAGGTCTTGAACGTGCCCAGGTTCGAGACCACCGTGCCGTTGGCGTCGGTGCCCTGGACGCTGAAGTAGTAGACCGTACCCGTCGTCAGGCCTGGAATAGCAATGGTCTGGCTCAGCGCCGTGGTGCCGGCGACGTTGGACGCAACCGCCTGCGTCACCCCGTAGTTCACGCGGCAGGACGTCGGCGCGCTCGAGAACGTGACGGTCACGCCTGCTGAGGTGGTGGTGATGTTGGTCGGGTTGACGCCCGAGATGACCATGCCGTTGGCTGGTCCGGTCTGCGTCGCTGCCCCGCCAGGGCGAGTCCCGTCGCCCAGGCCCAGGTCACCCTGGCTGGCGTTATTCGGCCAGCCGGCGGGTTTGGCCACTCCTGGTGGGTCGTTGCCCGCCCAATCGACCGGCGTGTGCGTCCACAAGCCGCTCGCCGCTCCGGCCTGCATCGCGATGTCTGCGCCGTTCACGGCGAGGCGGCTTCTGAGGTGTCGCTTTTGGGGGCCTCCTGCGCAGACGTGCCTGCCTTTTCTGCCCAGTACGCAGGCAGGTCGGGGATGTCCTGCTGGGCGCCGGCGGTGTAGCCCTTCGACTCGTAGTAGGCCACGTTCGACAAGGGCACCAGGCAGGTTGTGCCGTCGGGCTTGGTCATCTCGACATACGTGGTCTGGCTGATCTGCGGATCAGGACCGCTGGTCGCCTTCTCGTACGTGTTCGGCTCGAGCGCCAGCGTCTCGGCGTCTGAGGCGGGTGCCGGGTGCGAGCTCATCAGCTCCTGGAGCGACTGGTTGTTGAGCGCAATCGGTGCCGCGGTCGGGGACGGATCGACGATGGGGGGTGTCTGCGTCATGTTGCGCCTCCTCGCGTGCTGCGACGCCGCGCCTGCTCGAGCGGGTCATAGCCAGCGCCCTGGATGGTCTGATGCCGACCGGCCTCGAGCTTGGCCTGCAGGCCCTCGATCGACATCGTCTCGCTGGTCTCGACACCGGCCAGCAATCGCGCGTCTTCGGCGGCCTCGCGTGCCGCCTGACGCTTCGGCATGATCACACGGATGTCCTTGCCGGTCTCGTCTTTGATCTGCTTGAGATACTCGCGGATCTCCTCGACCGAGTAGTCGTCGAAGGTGTCCTCGAGCTGCAGGTCGCGGTACCGCTCGCCGGCGCGCCTAATGGCGTTGATCAGCGCCGCCTTCTCGCGCTGCGTCTTGAGGATCGCCGGGTACTCCACCTCGAGGTACTGGTCGACCTCCGAGCGACCACCGTCGCGAGCGGGCTGCTCGCGCATCTCGTGATAGCCCTTGTCGGCGTAGTACGCACGGTTCTGCGGGTCGCCCTGCAGTTGCACCACCGAGCCGTCCGGCTTGAGATACCAGCGCAGCGGGTAGTTGTAGTTCTGGCCCCTGCGCGGCTGCGTCGCCGCGGGCGTGGTCTGCTGCAGCAGGCGGTCGATGAACGGGTTTTCGGTGACGCCGGCGGCCATCAACTCGCTCCGTTGAGCAGGATGCCGAAGTTATCGCGCATCTCCTGGTGGCCGTAGATGACCTCGACCGCGAGCTTCCAGGCGAAGACGTCGATGTCGTAGAAGATGTGCGTTTTTGGCGTGCGCTGCACCACCAGGGCAAGGGCATCCCGGTGAAAAATGGCGTTGTTGGCCTGACCGCCTGCTGGCTTGACCAGGTTGGTCGTCATCTTGAGCGTCAGCCCGTACATGTCGCCGAGCGTGCCGCTCTTGACCGGCGTGTTGCCCGTGCCGATGTACAGCGCGTTGCTCCACCGATCCAGCGCCAGCTTGGCGACCTTCTCAGCCGGCGTCATGATGAAGAACCGATCGTCCTGCGGCACGTCGGCGTCGTCCAGGAGTTTGATGGCCGCCAGCACGTTGGCGTCGGAGACCGCGGTGCCGAGCGTGCCAACGGCCTGCGAGAAGCCGGCGAAGTCGGTCGCCAGTTTGGTGTCGATGTCCTTGGAAACCGCGTAGCCGAGCTTGCGCTGGTATTCGTTCTGCACGTCGACGATCGACTGGACCTTCACGATGTCCTCGATGCTAACGGCTGCGTAGGTCCAGATATTTAAGGTGATTGTGGTCGCCGTCTCGGCGACGGTCTCGTACACGATCGCGGTGTTCTCGGCCTTCGCTCGAGCAGCGAGATTGCCGATCGACGCGACCTTGACCGTCTTGCCCACGGACGCGTCGTCTTCGAAGCCGCGGTTGACGCTCGCGGCGATGACCAGGTTGGACTCCGTCGCGCGCAGGACCTGCTTGCTCCAGATGTCCGCTGGAGCTCCCCCAAACTTTCGAAGGGGGGCCGACTATACCATCCGGGCCTAGAGAGCCCGTCCGAGCGTGTAGTCTGTGAGGGCTTCGGACCGTCGAGCGCGAAAGACGCTGAGGATTGCCAACTCGCGGTCGGTGTAGGGCTTCTGATGCCCTTCCATTCCAAGTCGGCTTTCGCAGAACTCCAGCATCACATGCGCCTGATCGCGCTTGGTTCGCAGGTAGGGCATCAAGAAGAAGAGCCACTTCTGGCATCGTCTTACGCCTTCGCTCCGGATTTGCCAGAACGGTGGCTTTTCGATGCCATTGAGTCGCAGCCCTCGGTTGTGGCGCTCGCTAACGTGATGCGGCAACTCATACGCGCGACAAATGCCCTGCACGTACTCGAGCGTTGGCCAGTCCGTATTGCCCACCGTGATGCGCGGGTTGAAATACGGTCGCTTGTGCGACCGGTCCCGCTCACCCGGACGAATGCGTGGGCTGGCAATTTGCTGAAACCCAAATGAACCCTCTCCATCGATGAATCCTGCGAGCCAGGCGAGGTCAGTGTCCCCGAAATTGCCCTGCTGATTGCCCACGTACTGCTTGCTCTTTTCCCTTATAAGGTGCAAGCATTTTAGGGTTTCCCAGCATTTGAGCTCGGTTTAACAGCCCCAACTTCCTATGCGGTCTTAGGGCTGAAGACACCATCAGCAATCGTTTTGTCTACAAACTCTGTTGCGCCAGTAGCCACTGGTTGAACCCCTTATGTGCGCTGAATGGGGATGCCTCTCGTGGGTCGATGCTGCACCCCGGGTCTCGGATGGCCGTTCTCATCGAACAGCGCGTCGTACTCGCGGAGCGACATGGCAGCGACCTGCTCGTCGGTCACAACACGGACGCGAGAGGGGGTTCCGCCCTCGCGCTCTGGGACCGGCTCGGAGCCGTTGACTTCGCTCAAGATCGATTTTCTCAGAGCAGACTCCCTCTCGGAGAGACGGAGCTTGGTGGCAGAATCGACCAGGTAGGACAGGTATTCTTGCAGACCTTCGTTCCACGGTCTGCCTTCGCCAAACGTTTTGCCGGCGACCTCGCGCTGGATTGGCTCGGGCAGCGTCTGCTGGAAGCGCGTGATGACGTCCATAAGCGGCTGCAACTGCTCGACCTGCGACGACTGCTGGATCTGCTGCTGGTACTCGCGCTGGGTGAGCTCGCCGAGCGTGTACAGGTCGTTGTTGGCCGCCGCCTCGCGCTTGCGCCGCTCCTCCTCGTCGCGCTGCTGCTGGCGCAGCAGATCGCGCGCGCGCTGGTCGGCCCGCGAGCCGATGAAGCCCGAGAGCGTCTCGTCTTTCGAGATGACCTCCGACGGCAGGTTCTTGGCCAGCAGCGCGAAGGCCTCCTCGGGCGTCGCCGCGCTCGACCAGGACTGCCGCCAGTCGGCGACTTCGGCCTCACCCGAATCGGGTGAGGCGCCGGGGTCGGCCGGCACCCCACCGTCATCGGAGCCGCCCGAAGGCGGAGGGGTCGCTCCGTTCGCACGTGCCGAAGCACGACGTCGGGATCGCCCCGCGGCCGGTTGCGCCTCTGGCGGCGCGGCCGCAGTCTCGTCGGCCCGCTCCTCGAGCGTTTCTTCGAGCAGATCGGGATGGATGCCGCGGTCTGATTCAGCCATCTACTGCTTCTTTCTGCGCGCCCTCCGTTGCGTGGCGTACGCCGCGGCGACCGCCTGCTTGACGGGCCGCCCCGATTTGACCATCTCGCGGATGTTGGACGTGAACGCGGCTTTGGACGCCGACTTCTTGAGCGGCATGGCTACCTCTTGATCGTGCCGAAGGTACAATTGAGCCGACGGTTGCTCTGAACAACCGCCGGCCACACCAAGGAGGTGTCGACTCCCTGATGCAAGTTGAGTCTATTTGCGCACGCTGCGCGAAAAGCTTTACCTACCGCGGCATTGGACGTCGCTCTAGGTTTTGTTCGATCAAATGCTGGGGCTTCCCTAAAACGTGCGCATACTGCTCCGTAGCTTTCTGGGCCAAAGCTCGGCGCACTATCTACTGCGGTAAGCGCTGCTCCGGACTCGCAAGCACATTGCCCGTTGCGGATCGAACGCCGTGGGTCGCGCACTTCGAACCAACCACGACCGAGATGCGCTTCTGGCGGAATGTGGACAAGAATGGACCGGAGTGCCGCGACATCGGTGCCTGCTGGATCTGGACCGGCGTAGTCGTGAAGGATTACCCCAAACTCAACATCGGACGAACGCAGGTCAGCGCCCACCGCTACTCCTGGGAGTTGCACAACGACCGCGCAGTGCCTGACGGATTGTGGGTGCTCCACCACTGCGACCGTCCACTCTGCGTCAACCCCGAACACCTCTACGCCGGCACGCCCAAGGAGAATGCACGAGATCGCGGCTTGCGGTCACTGCGTTGTCCCAATTGTGGCTGGCATCTCGAACACGGGGATCGCCTCACCGCTTAATCGTCCCGGCGAAAGTTGGCGCCTGAAATTGGGGAAGTGTCGCCTTGATCTGCGCCGTAGC